TGATGAAATTGATGAAATTGATGAAATTGATGAAATTGATGAAATTGATGAAATTGATGAAATTGAGGGACAAAAATATAATAATGTTAATAAAAAAAAAAGGAAACCGGAAGAAATTTTTGAAGATGAAGATGAAGATGAAGATGAAGATATACCAAATATAAAATTAAATGAGAAAATATTAAAAGGTAATGTAATTTTAGTATTAAATAATAGAGATTATCTTAATAATTATGAAGATGATGAAGATTATGATGACGAAGATGATATTACCGAAGATGATAATATAAATATAGAAAATATAGAAGAGAATGTGAAAAAAAAGAAAAAATATAATGATATATTAATAAAATATAATAGAGATGAGAAAAAATATTTTAATAATTTAAATGAAGAAGAGAAAAATAGAATATTAAATTTAGAAGATAGTCTTAAAAAAAATGATTCAAAAGATATACCAACAAGATTTAAATTACTTGATTATGATATTAATAGTATTGTTAAAAAATCATTAATTTACAGTATTGAACAATTAAATTGTATGTCCAAATCGAGTAGTGAATATTTTAAACTACATAATTGGATTAATACACTTTCAAAAATACCAATTGGTAAATATAATAAACTTGATGTAACATATGATGACAATGTTCCTTATTATTTAGAAACAATAAAAAAGAATATTGATAATAATATATATGGACATCTAGAAACAAAAGAACAAATAATTAGAATTTTAGCACAATGGATTAGTAATCCAGAGAAAACAGGTTATGTAATAGGTATTAAAGGTCCTCCTGGTGTTGGAAAAACGAAACTAGTAAAAGAGTGTATTTGTAAAGCAATGAATTTTCCTCTTGCATTTATATCTTTAGGAGGTATTGATGATGCGTCGTATTTATCTGGATTCAATTATACATATGAAGGTTCGCGATATGGAAAAATATTAGAATGTTTAATTAAATCGGAAGTGATGAATCCAGTATTTTTATTTGATGAATTAGATAAAGTATCAGCTACCTCAAGAGGAGATGAGATTATTAATACTTTAATTCATATAACAGATTCTGTACAAAATGATAAATATACGGATAAATATTTTCAAGAAATTGATTTAGATTTATCTAAATCAATTATAATTTTTACATATAATAATGAAGAATATATTAATCCAATTTTAAAAGATCGTATGATTACNATAAATGTAAATGGATATAATGCAAAAGAAAAATTCGAAATTGCAAAAAATTATTTAATTGATGAATTATTACCAAAATATAATATGAAAAANGNTGATATTNTATTTGAAGATAAATTATTAGAACATATTATATCATTAACAAGTACTGAAGAGGGNGGTGTTAGAAATTTAAAAAGAGAAATAAATAATATNATATCATGGATAAATATGATGAGATATATTAAAACAGATAATATTTTAATAACATTACCATTTGAAGCAAAAATAGAATATTATAATAAATATTGTAAAAAAATAACAAAAAAAACATATGAAACAATGAGTATGTATTTATAAAATGATATAACATATTATTAATATATATAATTACAAATATGGCAAAAATAGTTTCATTAATACTTGCATGTACTTTAGATGGTGGTATAGGTCATAATAATAAAATACCGTGGAATATAAAAGATGATATGTTAAAATTTAGAAAAATTACAATGGAAACCGAAGATAAATCAAAAAAGAATGCTTTAATAATGGGTTCAAGAACATATATGTCATTACCAGTTAAAAAATTAAAAGATAGAATTAATATTGTTATATCGCGAACTGATGAAAATAATAAGATGTATCAAGATAATGATATACTTAAATTTTCTTTAATTGATAAAGCATTGAAATATTGTTATGATAATGATAATATTGAAAAAATTTATGTTATTGGGGGTTCTTATTTATATAATTATTTTTTAGAAAATAATAAATTGATACATTCTATTTATTTAAGTATTATAAAAGATAAATATGAATGTGATACTAGTGTAAATATTTTAACGATATTTAAAAACTTTAAATTAGAAAAAGATATTACTTATATGAATAATGATTATGTATCATATATATGTTATAGTAAAAGATAGCATATAAATGCTTCTATATATATAGGTTCTCTTCCTTTATTTGTCAAATTTAAATTATGTTCTAAATCTGCTGCTTTTTCAATAATATCACAATTTTTTTTTTTTGTAATATATATATAATCATGTAATATATCCGTTATAGTAATATTATATTGAAAACAATTATATGAAATTTTTCTTATATCTTCTAAATTATATTTTTTTTTATTAAATGTTTTAATAAAATTATACATTGGTGGATATTTTAAATTACAAAATTCTTCTGTTATCAAATGAGGTTCTTTATTTTCTATTTCTAAAATAAATATACAAAATATTATATTTCTACAATTATATTTTACTAAATATTTATTCAAATTTTTATTTAAATAATTATTGAAAATTACATTAATTTCATTTGTTTGAAATAAAGGAATTCTAAAACAAGAAAATCTACTTTTAATAGCATCTTCAATAGTTGAAATTTTATAAGTGGTGCATATAAAATAAACATTTGATGAATATTTTTCTAATAATATTTTAAGAATAGAGAATTCTTCTTTTAATAAATTAATGTGTTTTATAATAATTAAATGTTTTTCATTATAAATATTTCTAATTTTAATTAAATATGAAATAAAATTTGTTAGTAATTCATAATTTTTAGAAAAATTTGGATTCATTAAATCAATTTCAAAGAAATGTTTATTTTCATAATAATATATATTTTTTTCCCATATATTTTCATTTTTAATAATGGTATGTAAGTTAAATTTTTTTTTTATTAATTCATTAATAAATAAATCAATAGGAAATCCATTTGCAGAATAAAGTAAAATATTGAAATTATATTTTTTAATAAAATTGAAAATCTTAAATAATTTATTGTTTGATTCTATAATATTGTAAAAATTATTTTCTACTTCATTCATTATATATCTAAAATATCATTGATTTATATAAAAATAACTTTTAATGTAAATATATTATGAATAAAAATCCTTATAAAATTTTAGGAATTACAAAGAATAATTCTATTGAAGAAATAAAAAAAATATATAAGAAAATAGCATTAGAATGTCATCCTGATAAAACATTAAATGAACCAGAACATATTAGGGATATAATGAATTCAAGATTTAAAGAAGCGACGGAAGCTTATAAAATAATAATTGATAATCCTAATATTGATTATACAAATATTGATGATAATTATTATTACGATAATTTTAATTATGAAAGTTATAATTACAATGATTGGATAGATATATTTTCTGATTTTATAAATACAAATAATGATGCAAAAAATTATATTAGTAATATTGCAGAAATATTTAGAGACAATAATATTATAAAAAATAAAAAATTTTATAAATTTGCAAATATACCATTAATACATAAAGTAACTTTAAATGTAACTTATAAAGAACTTATTAATAATAGTAAAAAAAAAATACAATTATTATTAAAAGACATATCAGAACCAATATATATAACAATATATTCATTAGATTCATATCCTTTAATAAATAAAATATATATAGATGATGATGATATCACACATGAAATTGAAATTAAAATAAAAATAATTAAAAATGAATTTTTTACACATAAGTTTGTAGATAATAAAATTAATATTTATTATAAATTAAAATATAATTTATATGATTATTTAAATGGTTATACGACAAGAATAAAATATATTAATGATGAATATATAGATATAAATATACCAAAATTAACTTCGAAAAAATATGAAATAAAAGATAAAGGAATTAATGGCGGTTCATTAATTATTAAAATTAAATTTCGTAATACAGATATAAATTTTGATTACTGGAATAAATTAGAAGATATTGAAAAAGATATTTTTAATAAAATATTATTTTCTATTTTGAAATAATATTTTGTAATAAGAAGTTAATATATATTTAATAATAAATGACTTTTATATTAAATGATAAAATAAAATTCATTGATTTATTTTGCGGTATTGGAGGTTTTCATCAGGCATTAAATAAATATAATACTGAATGTGTAATGGCATGCGATATAGATAAAAACTGTAGAGAAATATATGAACAAAATTATGGTATTAAACCTCATAAAAATATTAAAGATATAAATGAAAAAGAAATACCAGATTTTGATATATTGTGTGCAGGATTTCCATGTCAATCTTTTTCTAATGGGGGTAAAAAAAAAGGTTTAAATGACTCAAGAGGAACTTTATTTGAAGATATTTTAAGGATAGCAAATGAAAAAACTCCTAAATTTATGTTTTTAGAAAATGTTAAACATATAAAAAAAATAGATAACGGAAATACTTTTAATCATATTATAAAAAGAATTAATGAAATAGGATATTATGTTAATAATGAAAATACGATATTTGAATTGAGTCCTCATAATTTAGGTATTCCACAACAAAGAGAAAGAGTTATATTTGTATGTATTAGAAATGATATATATGATAAGGATAAAATTATAAATTTTAAATTACCAAATATAAAAATTGATGTTGATAAAATAATTGAAAAAGATACAAATTTAACAAATAAATATAAAATTTCAAAAGATACAGAAAATATTTTAAATATATGGGATGAAATGATAAATGTATTTGATGTTGATGAAACATTGAGTCCAACAATATTATGTAACGAATTTTATAAAAGTTATACTGATAATGAATTTAATAATTTACCAGTGTGGAAAAAAGAATATATTATAAAAAATAAACCACTTTACGATAAATATAAAAAATATTGGGATAAATGGTATAACAAAAATAAACAAATTATACAAAAAAAGGAGATTAATGGAAAATTAGAATGGCAAACCGGAAAAAAAAAAGAAAATGATACAATATGGAATTATTTTATTCAACTTAGACAATCTGGTATTAGAGTAAAAAAAACAAATTATTTTCCTACATTAGTTGCTATTGTACAAACGCCAATTTATGCTAAAGAAAAAAGATATATTACACCTCGAGAATGTGCTAGATTACAATCATTTCCCGAAGAATTTATTATACATTGTAATGACAATATAGCTTATAAACAATTTGGGAATGCAGTAAATGTTGATGTTATTAGTTATATTATAGATTTAATATTTAAAATATATTTCTAATTAAAAAAATGATTATTACTTTTTTATTATTTTTCCCATTGATATATTAATAAAATTATATAAAGATATTGTAATATTAATTATTATAATATAATAATGCCTCCAAGAACCGTAAAACCGAAAACTACCACCACACCTGTTGCAACTCCGGTAAAAGAAGAAGTAATTGATAAAAAAGTAAAAAAAGAAGTAAAAAAAGAACCAGTTGTTGTAAAAGAAGAAGAAGTAGACAAAACATCTGACACTGTTGTTGAAGAAAAACTACTTGGAGACACTCTAATTACTGAACTAACAGATAAAATTAGTTCGGTTCAACTTGAAATGAAATCTATCCAACAAACCTTAAAACTTCTAACAAAAGAATATGAAAAACAAAAGAAAGTAATTGCAAAAGTGCAACGTAAAAGAGAGAATGCTAAAAAATCTCCATCTGGTTTTGCCAAACCGTGTAAAATCTCTAATGAACTATGTAAATTTGTAGGTATTCCTGAAGGTTCTGAAAGATCTAGAACTGATATCACTAGATTTATCAATGCATATGTTAAAGAAAAAAATCTAAATAACCCTGAAAACAGACGTGAATTCTTTCCTGATGAAAAACTTCGTGCTATTCTTAATGTAACTGATAAAGAAAAGGTAACTTACTTTATTCTTCAACGCCTTATTGCTCATCATTTCCCTCTAAGTATCAACAAACAAAATGCACTTGCAGCACAAGCCGCAGCAGAAGCCGCGGCACAAGTTGCTAAATAAATTAGTTTTTTTTATATAAATATTATTAATCTATAATATTTAATGAATAATTTTATTTCAAAAGATAATAAAGAAAAATTATTTAATGGATGTTCAAAACTTTTATCTGAAAAATTAAATATTTCAGTTGATGAAAATGATTTAAATAGTATTATTATACAACTAATTGAATTAATTAAAGAAAAATATAATAATGATAATGATATTGATTTAAAAACATTAAATAATATTTGTTTAACAAATGTTAAAAAACATTATACTAATGAAAATATAGATGAATCATTATTACAAAATAAGATTAGTGATTTAGAGTTAAAAAGAAAAGAAATATTAAAAAATTATAATAATAATGTTATTAATACTAATAATAATAATAAATCATTTATTATATCATCTTTAAATAATATTTATTCTAATCAATTCGATTTAAAGATTATTAATTTAAATTATAATTTATTATCATTTAAACCAAATAAAGTAATTTTACCAAAGTATATTAATAATATTATGCCATATATATCATTAAATATATATATTGATGATAATATATTAACATATAATTATATTTGTTCATTTAAAAACGATATATGGGATATATGGACTACAGATGATAATTATATATTTAAAATATCTAATAATATTATAAATTATTCATTTACTGATTATAATAATAATATCATTAATTTTGATTTAACAAAAGTTCCAATAACAAATATAAATACTAATACACAATATATATATATTAATTTAGATAGATATATAACTTATTTTCAAAATAAAGATTATATTATTATCGAAAATTCAAAAAAAAAATATAAAAAAATGATAACATCTATTGAAAATAATTATATTATTATCAAAAATGATAATAATGATAAATTTTTTATTGAAAATTTATCAAATTCAAATATTATATTATATGAAAATCAATTCACATTAATTATGAATTATTATAGTAAATAATCTGTTATACAAGTAAATAAATATACTATTAATGATATTGTAGATAATTTATATTTATAATCAATTTTTTGTTCTTCGCTTAATTTTATATTTGAATCATTCACTAAATTATTNTCAGTATTTTTAATATACATGTATATTATTACAACAAATAATATAAATGTAAATATATGGGTTGATATACCATAATAATTTATATGTAAATTTACATAATTGAATAATATTCTCATCTTATAATTATCTAAATTTACAAGTATTATAATTAAAATTAAAATGATAATATAAATTACAATAAATGCTATTATTAATCCATTAAAAGATTTAATTATATCGGAATCAATAAAAAAATTTGCTACTAATAATGCTATTTGTCTTATTACAAAAATTAATACAATAAATATAATTTTATCTGTATTTGTAATTTGCAAAACTTTCTCAGGATTTAAATCATTCACTTTTACTGAATCATAAAAATCATCTTCTATATTTTCTTTTGTTTTATTGTTTCTTTTTATATTATTTACATATTT